CGAACTCGATGCACTTAGCGTTTCGCAGTGTCAAAACAATCGATGGCCTGTTGTAAGCGTTAGCACAGGTAGTGCTGGTTCTGCTGGAGTCATTAAACGAAACCTTGATTATCTTCTCAAGTTTCAAACAATAATCTTAATGTTCGACACTGACGTTGCGGGCGAAGCCGCTGTGGCTGCGTGCGCTCCTTTACTCCCTGCCGGTCGGTGCAAGGTTGCACGCCTTCCCCTCAACGATGCATCTGAAATGCTACAGGCTGGCAGGGGTAAAGAAATCATTGATGCCATTTGGCAAGCAAAAGAATACAGACCAGACGGCATTGTCTCTGGTTCAGACCTTTGGGACGAATTTATTAAGAACGACGACACCGCAAGCGTTCCATATCCTTGGGAAGGGCTGAATGAAAAAACCCGTGGCTTGAGAAAGAGAGAATTGACCGTATTCACCGCCGGTTCTGGCATAGGTAAAAGTGCAATTGTTAAAGAGATTGCTCACCACCTTATCACAGCGGGCCAGACGGTTGGTCTTATCTGTCTTGAAGAAAGCATCCGACATACTCTCAGAACTCTTGTAGGTATCGAAATTAATGCGAGACTTAATTTAAATTTCGATGAAATTCCAGAGACTGTTTTGCGAGAGGGTTTCGACCGCGTTGTAGCTTCCGATAAGCTTTACCTTTATGACCACTTCGGAAGTGTGGGCAGTGATAATCTACTAGAGAGAGTTCGCTATTTTGCTGCGATGGGATGCTCCTTTTGTGTCCTTGATCACTTGAGCATTGTCGTCTCTGACGGGTTAGAGCATGATTCAGGAAACGAACGTGTGCTGATCGATAGTATAATGACGCGCCTAAGATCACTTGTAGAAGAGACCGGAATGGGGTTGATACTTGTGTCACATTTAAAACGCCCTGACGGGAAGCCACATGAATCGGGTGGAATTACGTCATTGTCTCAGCTTCGCGGGTCGGGCTCAATCGGCCACCTCTCCGATATCGTGTGCGGCTGTGAAAGGGACCAACAAGACCCCGATAAAGCACACCAAACAACCATTCGCGTCCTTAAAAACCGCTTTTCTGGAGAAACAGGAATTGCAACTACGTTAGAATTTAACCGAGATACAGGACGGCTTCTGGAGGTGGATTCAGATGCCCAGGACTTCTGATGATGAAGTCTTTTTACGGGCGGAATCCCTTGTTTTATTGGCAGTTAATAATCCTGAGTTTTTACCAGCGTATGAGTCAATAATGGCTCAAGTTTCCGACATAGAAGGAGGGTGGAAAGTGAAGAACCAACAATCCCAAAACGATAAAATATTAAGCCATTTGAAAGCAGGCCGCTCCATTAGCCCACTGGAAGCAATGGGCGTCTTCGGTATCTACCGCCTTGCTGCACGTATTTTTGAGCTTCGACAAGACGGGCATGTAATCCAGAAGCAGATCAAGGATGACGGGCAGGGCCGTACTTATGCTGAATATTCTTTAATTTAATACCTGTAATCTGTGAGGGGATGGTGCTATGCATGTACTGGACATAGAGACAGAAGGTTTAGATGGCAATTACATCCACTGCATTGTCCTCCGCGACTGTTTTACCGACAATGTTGAGACCTATGGGCCTTCACAGATTGAGGACGGGCTGCGTTCGATCATGTCTAAAGATAGATTAGTCGGACATAATTTAATTAATTTTGACCTTCCGTTTATAGCCAGGTTGTACCCTTGGTTCAATTATCCGGAAGACAAAGTGGTAGATACTTTAGTATGTTCCCGTCTAATCTGGACTGATCTCTCGGAGACTGATCCGTCTAGAAAAGTAGAGATTCCCAGCAAACTCAAAGGCTCGCATTCGCTTGCCGCGTGGGGACATAGGCTAAAGTGTCACAAGGGCGACTACCAGGGAGGCTGGGATAATTTCAGTGATGATATGCTGGAATATTGCGTCCAAGACACAGCAGTCACCGCGCTATTGTGGAAGACTATTCAATCTCAAAATTACTCAAAACAAGCAATTGAACTTGAACATCAGGTCCAATGGCTTATAGCGCGTCAAGAGCGCCACGGTTTTATGTTTGATGAAACTAAGGCACTTGTTTTGTGCCAAAAGCTATCGCGCAGACGGGTAGAGATTGAAGAAGAACTCCAGACTGTGTTCACTCCTTGGTGGTCGTTTTGTGAAGAAGTGACACCGAAACGGACTATTAATTATAAAAATACATACACCGCATCTAAGACGAAAGGGTGCGTGTATAGTAAAGTTAAGTTAAATGTTTTTAATCCTGGATCGCGGCATCATGTGGCAGACAGGCTCAAAAACCTTGGCTGGAGACCTCAACAAACTACACCTGACGGACACCCTAAAGTCGATGAGACTACTTTAAAAACAGTCAGTTTTCCCCAAGCAATACTGATGAGGGAATATTTCATTATACAAAAGCGCCTGGGTATGTTGTCAGAGGGCAAACACAGCTGGCTCGGTCATCTCAAAGCGTCTCGAATACATGGCTCAGTAATATGCAACGGGACTGTGACAGGCCGCGCATCTATGCGCTCTCCGAATTTACAACAAGTCCCTGCGGTCACCGCGCCATTCGGCGGTGAATGTAGAGAATTATTTCGTGTGCCTCCAGGCAAACTATTAGTCGGTGTTGACATGAGCGGCTTGGAATTGCGGATGCTCGGGCACTTCACAGCCCCCCTTGACAATGGGGCTTATTCAAAGGTGGTAATCGATGGAGATATTCATACACACAATCAAAATGCTGCTGGTCTGGACAGTCGGGATATTGCTAAACGTTTTATTTATGCTTTCATTTTTGGTGCTGGCATCAATAAGCTGGCTGAAGTTACCTCCTTATCGAAAAGAGAAGTTACTAGAGTTAAGGACCGTTTCCTTACGGAAAACCATGGTCTCCGCAAGCTTATTGATTTGGTCAAGGATACGGCAGAAAATCGCGGATATCTTTTAGGGCTTGATAAAAGAAAGCTCTCAGTAAGATCACCCCATCGTGCGTTAAACGTATTGTTACAAAGCAGTGGTGCTCTTTGTTCTAAACAGTGGCTGATTGAATTTGATAAGCACATTGAAGAGCGCGGACTGAGAGATCGTGTACAGCAAGTCGCCTGGGTTCACGATGAAATTCAGATTGAAACTGATGAGGAACTGGCAGAACAGATAGGGCATCTTGCAACAGTATCTATAGAGGAAGCAGGGAAGCGTTTTAATCTCCGGGTTCCATTAAAGGGGGAATATCGTGTCGGCAAAACATGGGCAAGCACACACTAAAGTAGACTTTATTGGCTCGATGGGAAGTGACCAACGAGTAGTAGATGCAGCTAGAGTAAGTTTTAATTTCGACAACAAAGAATGGAACGCCGAGAAAGACCCAGGACTTATTTCTTTTTTGGCACGTAATAAGCACTGGTCCCCGTTCTCGCATTGCTTTGCCACCTTTAAAATTAAAGCCCCTGTATTTGTTTCCAGACAGCTTGTTAAACACCAAGTTGGTCTGGCGTGGAACGAAGTGTCTCGTCGCTATGTTGATTCAGATGTTGAATTCTATTTTCCAGACGAATGGCGTTCCCGTCCCGTAGACAAGAAACAAGGGTCAGGTGCTGTCTTAGATGATGATAGTAGCGTTTATGATTATGTCTACATGGACACAATTCGACATTGTGACAGCTCTTACCGTTATTTAATTAATAAAGGGGTCGCTCCTGAACAAGCCCGCGCTGTTCTTCCGCTTTCAATGATGACAGAATGGTTTTGGTCAGGCAGCATGTATGCGTTTGCCCGCGTTTGTCGTTTACGCCTGGCAGAAGATTCTCAACTCGAAACGAGATTAGTTGCAGATAGTATTGATAAGCATATGGTTGAAATATTCCCTGTAAGTTGGAAGGCTTTAAGTGATGAAAAAAACAGTATTGATTGATGGGGACATCCTATTGTACCGGATTGCTTCGGTGGCGGAAGAAGTGGCGGAGTTTTCGGAAGATGTCTTATCCGTGTGGGTGGACATGAAAGAAGCCCACCGCTCTGTTAACAAAGCAGTTGTAGATATTATCACACGTACATCTACGAATGAAGCTGTGATCTGCCTTACAAGCCCTACTAATTTCAGAAAAGATATACTCCCGAGTTACAAAGCAAATAGAAAAGGAACTCGCAAACCAATAGCGCTGTCCCCCTTGCGTAAATGGGTAGCTAAGGAACATAGAACCTTCGAAAAAGATGACTTAGAAGCAGATGATGTACTAGGAATTCTGGCGACCCATCCAACGCTGATTGAAGGTTATAAAGTAATCTACAGCCAGGATAAAGACTTACTACAAATACCTGGATATCACTTTGACTTTGATTCGGATTCTGTTGTCGAAATATCCGAAGAAGATGGGGACTATTATCATTACTTCCAGACTTTAACAGGTGATCGAGTAGACAATTATATCGGATGTCCAACTTGCGGCCCAAAAAAAGCAGAAAAAATTCTGGCGGTAAATAACGATTGGAACGCGGTAGTAGCAGCCTTTGGTAAGCAAGGTATTTCTGAAAACGACGCTTTGATACAGGCAAGAGTGTCGAAAATATTACGTCATCAAGATTACGATTTAAACGAGGGAAAGGTTATCCTATGGACACCGCAGAGCGCGAGCCAGCTTACGACTACATCGCCAGACGCCTAAAAGAAGATGAAGGTAACGCAAAAGATTCTATCGAAAACCCTAACCACTATACCCGTTATAAGATACAGCCCGCATCATTTATTATTCGCAACAATATGGAATTTTGGCGGGGCAACATAATTAAGTACGCCTCCCGTGCAGGGTATAAAATATATCCGAATACAAACAAACTGCTGTCTGAAATATCGGACCTTCGCAAAGTAATCCGTTACGCTGAGATGAGAATCAACCAACTGGAAGGAAAGACTGAATTATGATGGCAGGGACGAATCAACATTACGGTATGTCACTGCCGATCAGTGAAGAAATTGACACAATTAAATACAGACAAACCGGGGAAGACTTCTATTCTAAAGTCGTTCGTATTGCTGACAGCCTCAAAGACAGCCCTTCACACTTTGAAGAATTTAAAGATGCTCTAAGACATCTAAGGTTTCTCCCTGCCGGTCGCGTGCAGAATGCTATGGGCAGTATCAGACAAACAACTGCGTACAATTGTTTTGTCTCTGGCACCATCGATGACTCGATGGATAGCGTCATGGAGCGAGCAGCAGAAGCCGCCGAGACCATGCGTAGAGGTGGAGGGATTGGATACGACTTCTCACGTATTCGCCCTAAAGGTGACATGATTAAGTCGCTGGAAAGCAAAGCTTCTGGCCCCGTGAGCTTTATGCAAATTTTTGATGCTGTCTGCCAAACCATAGCCTCAAGCGGACATCGCAGGGGCGCACAAATGGGCGTTTTAAGAATTGATCATCCCGATATTCAGACGTTCTTAACCTGTAAACATAACGAAAATTTCCTGACAGGATTCAACATTTCGGTCGGCGTAACTGACGAATTTATGAAATGCCTAGAGGCAAAAAAACCGTTCCCTCTGTCGTTTGAAGG